TTACCGCCATACTTTATTTTCTCCTATTAAATTAATTATTTACTCTGGTTTATCTGGATACACGACTTCATCTGGACTATCATAATCCTGTGGTATATCCCTTAAACTTTGTCTGTAGGTTGTCCATTCCTGTTTTTGAGTTTCGTCTACTGGAGCATCGGCAAGTATCAGATAATCGCTTTCCTTTAACAGTTTGTCTCTTTCATTCCTTATTATCTTCCACCTCTGACAAGATTCAATTTCCGCATCTGTTACTAATGAATCGAGTTGTGCAAATGTTGGCTCTGCTCCTAATTTTGCAGTATTCCAATATGTTATTTCTACGCCAGAACCTAGATTGTCAAAAGTTACATCACTTCTTAAAACTGTTGGATATAAATGAACTACTTTTTTAAACAATTTTTTTATAAAATTGTTATCTGCAATATCATCTAGTTCATCTTGAGTGTAAGGTCTTTCAGTAGTTACACCAGTTACTACATTTCTTTCTCTTACTAACATTATAACCCCCTATTCATATTGGATATTAATTACACCAGCGTCAAAAGTATCTGGTGTACCTGTTGTAGTAATTCTAACTTGTGTAAGTTCTGCTGTTAAAGATTTACTGCCTCCACCAACATTACCTATGTTAGTTTGAATATCACTTACGATTGTCATAGAAACCCAAGTAAACGCAGTTGAGTTTTCAAGTGAAAGCACCATAGAGCCATATAAATCTTCTACTGCTGCACCAGCTTGCAATGCTAAAAATCCAGTAGTGCCACTTGAGCCACTAGTTCCTGCTGAACAGGTTGATTGATAACCAGAAACCTCAAAGCCACCAGCATCACCAATTTGAACGGATAACTCATTCGTGCCGTCAGTCGATACTGCATCAAACATTATAGTTATTTTCTTAGTTCCAGCAGGGATGCCTGTAAAATCTATTGCAGTTCCACTTGTTGAAGCCTGTTCAGTTCCAAGAGTTATTCCTCCACTACTTACAACAGCTGTTCCATCTGCCTTTACATAACTAATACATTGAACCGTATTAGAACCTGTAGACTGAAAGGTTGCTACATCACCTGCTGCTGTTGTGATATTAGCTTCGCCTGGCAAATCCAGATTAGTAGCATGATGTGTCATTGTTAAAGCACCGTCAAATTGTAATGTAAACTGTCTATCGGCTGCAACAGTCATCGCTGCAAAACCTGTCGTGCCAGTTACATCAAAGTAATCTCCATCTGTGTCAATTACGAGTGGCGATGCCGATGCTATGTCTCCACCTTTTTCTGTCTGCACATAATTACCGTTTGCATCAAGAAAACCGCCTAATTGCGGAGACCCATCAGCAGCCACACTTGCTATACCCCCTGCGGCAGCTTGCCAAGAACATGTTCCATCTCCATCTTCTCTTAAAAATTTTGTACCACCACCTTCACCAGTAGAAAGAATTGCAGTCCCTTCAGGTGTATGTGCTGATGGTGTTTGCCAACTAGATGTACCATCACCATCTTCTCTTAAAAATTTTGTACCACCACCCTCTCCTGTGCTTTTTAACTCTGTACCCTCTAAATCCACATAAGTACCATCTACTGCCGTTCCCTGCCATACTCCGGAGGCTACCGTTCCTGTCGCAGTAATATTAGCTTGTGTGAAGTGTTCATTTGCAGCAAAGTTTCCCAGAGAGTCATGGTCTATATCACCATCTGAAACAGCTCCTGTTGAACCTGAAACGCTTGTAACTTTTGCATCCGTATATGCCGTACCTATACTTGTGCCATTCCATACACCAGTTACAATAGTACCAACAGAAGTTAAAGATGACGATACTATCGCACTATCCAATCCAGTCGGGTCTATATACCAATTAGCCGAATTTGTTATTTGCTCAAGTACATATCTTATACTTGCCAACTCACCACCGAGCGTAGTTGCTAGTGACTCTGTAGCAGCTGGGTATGGGTCTCTTGTTACTCGCATCTGTGTCACATCAGTAGAATAATCATCTAACTGTAGTGGTACTCCATTGTCTATATGGTTCTGATGGTCGGCATTGTATATAGTATGTGTGAGTACTAATCCATCAGCCCTAGTTGTATGTGTATAACCTGCTGCCATTAATCTCTCCTTTAGATACTTTTATTTAAAAGCATTGTTTAATTTGAAACTCTCTCATCACTTGGCATTAAGTACAATAAGAATTTAGAAATTTTAAAGTCCTCATCGCTATTGCTATTCTTGCCTATCATTGAAAATCTCTTTCCGCTACCAGTAATTCTTTTTCTTCTATTAACTACATGACTACCACCAAGAGCATCTCTTCCCAATACAAAGTTTCCTAATGCACGAGATGTAGTCATACTAAATGCATAAGTATCTTCATATACACCATCCCAGTGAATATCAACACTAAGGTCAAATGGACCTATTGGTTCATATACTAATTCTAGGAATTGTCCCCTCTTTCTCTTTACAGCTAGTGACTTGTCAAACCAACTAAAGTCATCATGTGATGTTTGGAACTTACCTTCATAACCAGTGCTTGTATCTTTTATTCTTTCTGCCCTGTCTAGACTGCGAATAAAGCCGGCAGTATCACCTACATATGGAAGGAATGTACTGTCAGATTCTTTCCTTATCCATATAGAGGTACACTCATTCTGGTCACTAAGCCTAAACCTCTCAACATTAGGTCTATTAAAATCTACAATAACCTGCACATCATTAACTGAACTGGTAGCCTTTGTCAGTGCGAATCTAGCCTCTCTTCTTTTTGGATACCATACTGCCTGACACTTATTAAGCCTTGACAGATTTATATTATCTCTTACCCATGTATCCATCTCTGCTTCTTTGGATAAATTCCTAGCTGATACATCGCCAAACTCCTGAACGGCTGATAGCAACTGGAAGTTACCGCTATTATCCAAGAACAGTACGTCATTATCTACAACTGTTAATGCCAGTGGGCTAGCACATCCAGTACTATTATTAAGCCTGACAACTTTCCAGTTAGATGCAGTAACGTCTGTAGTGTCAACAGCATATACGCCCAGTGGAAATTTCCAAACAATAAGAAATCCTTTAAAGGAAATGCCAGCTATAAGTTTTTCGCCTTCACCTGCATACACAGGAATGGAAGATGTCATGTCTTCATGGTCATCTGTCTCGCTATAGTAAAGTCTGTGTGGGTCATTAGCGTTACCTGCTGTCCACATCCTACCTTCATGGTTCACACCAAATGACGGCTGATTAGTTCCTGACCAATCTGACGGCTGAGTGCCAGCACTGTTCGTTGATGGTGCGGTTGCACCCAGTGAACCATCTGCTATATTATCCGTATAAGTTGTTGTTGTGTTATCAGCGAGAGTTGTGAGTAATTTGTATGTTGAGTCGCCACCCTCTGTCCTATAAATCTTTCTTGATGTTACTGTTGTGTGAGATGATACTGGTATCGCAGTTAAAGCCACTTGACCATCTCCACCAGTAGGTGAGATATTAGCACTGACTGTTCCAGCTTCTGTCTCACCATTTGCATTTACATATGTAACCTTCCAAGTATAAACGACACTTGTATCAAGGTTACCTGCACCTGCACCTGCCAGTGCCACTGTTACTGCACCCGGAGCAGTTACACCTGTTGCACCTAAATCTGCGGTTGTTGAACCATCGGCAGATAATACCTGAGGTGCATCAACACCATTAAAGAAGAATAGTTTTCTGGTATTCCCAGATGCCTCAAGACCACCTGCAACAAACACTCCCATCGCAGATGTATCAAGTCCAGTCTTTAGTTCTGTCTGTGTTACAAATGCATCATCAGCATCTTTGATTAGCTTCCCACCACTTGTATATATAATTGCTCTTTGAATAGCAGCTGTTGGATTCCAATCGTATCCACTAAGAATAGTTGGAGTGCCAGTGATAGCACTTGCATTATGCAAGGAGCTACCGCCTTCTTTTCTCATCAAGCCTTCCGAGTATTCTATATTATTAGCTTGAATAAGTTGTGTTGGTGTTGTGGCTGATAGGTTCTTTGAGCCTGTAAACCCATCAGTACCTAATGGTAGTTCTACTATAAATCCTTTGTATCCCATAGTAATTCAGTTCGGAGAACTGTATTCTCCTTCTCTTTATGATTGATAAGGTTCTGCTTCATAATCAAGTTGAGTTAATAAATCCCACCTTGGAACGATAGCACCATAAGTACCACTCATCATTGAAATTCTTGATTGATTTTCTCTTGACATAGCAAGTAGTCCTTGCTTTGCTGCCAAGCCAACTGTCTCTGCCCTGTCATCATTCATATCCATAAGTAAATCAAACAATGCTATATTACCTATGACATGACGATGCCTAAGAGGGACTTCTGGTTCTTCACTACCACTATCTGTTAAGTCTGCCGGTCTTTTCTTATACCAATAATTAACCCTAACAAGGTCATCTACTGCATACTTATTAAACATTATTGTTGTGTCATCAACGTAAGCAAACTTACTAGGTACTCCCCCTGCAACATTTTGCAGGGGGGGTAGCTTATCTAAACTGACACCTTCAACCTTTCCTTCGTTATCATTAGACCTGTTCACCCTCATAGGTGCTAAGATTTCTATGGCATCAGAAGCTAGAGTATAATCTAGCTGAAACAATGTATAAGAAGCTGTCGCATCCGTGCTCCCTGTATATACCGAATCTAATGTTAGCGTGTCCGATGATGCTGTATGAGCCGAGACCCTGAATACATCCTCATGCCCATCTACTTTAAAATATCTGTTATCCATATCTACTGCCTGAGCAGCAGACAATGTTGCAGTGACTGAATCATTGGTTACCGATACAGTCCCAGTAGTTATTGCTGTCTGCAATGTGAATGTATCCCTAGCCCTAAGCCAAGTCCAGTCCTCATTAATATCAACATCGAACTCACCACCACCAGTCCATATCTTTCTATATGCAGAGTTTACATACTCAACAGCCTTAGAGTCATAGTCGGAAGTTCCGTCTATCTTTTCTCCAGCCTTAAATAATATGTAACCTATAATGTCTGATGTGTATTTAAAGTTAGCCATAAATATTCCTTTAATCAAATAACATAGGGACAAACGTAGCTATCAATCCAACTACTATTCCTACAGCACCTGTGTAGCAAAGTATCTTTGTTGTATTGATAGTTACCTGCTTGTCAACCTCTGTAACTTTATTTCTTATTGTCTTTATTTCTTCAGCAACCTTAATGGTATTAGAAACTATCTTCTCTCCCAGTGTGTTCACATCCTTTTCCATCACTATTTCTCTCTGTTCCATTAAGGCTATGTCAGTCTTAATTCCCTTTCCACCATTTCCAAATAAAAAGCCATCAACCTTATTTAAAAAATCATCTATACGTTCATCTGTCTTTTTCCTACCAACCTCATTAGTTTTAATAAGAATCATTACATCGTCTAACTTCTTGGTAAATGATATTTCTAGGTCGCTTATTTCTTCCTTCACCTTGTCACATTTGGGATAATAATTAAACCCTTTATTTTCCCCCCACCATTTTTTCATTTAACTCAGTCCATTAATTGCTTTATGCCTCGCCTCATCATACTCTGGAGTAGTTCCACCAAGGGCATAATTCTGTTGGTTTCGGTCTCTAAGTTCACCAATTTTACTTTTGTTCCAATTATTAGTTCTTGAATAATAACCTACTATTCTAGTTACGCCTTCAAGTACAATCGGAGTTCTTTCATTTTTAATACAACTTACAATTTGTGCAGGGGGCACTTCCTGTATTTCGTTTACAGAAATCCTTGCAAATGCTCCTTCTATTCCTTCGTTTATAGCAGTATTTCTTATTATAAGTGCGTCTCCATCATCTGTCAACTCGCTACAATGTACTTCCAATACTTCATCTTTATCTATTAAATTTACAAATCCTTCTATACCACTTACTTCGCACTTATCCAATACCGCTATAGTCATATGCTAACTCCCTCTTTCTTTAAATTTCCTAGTTATATCTCGTTCCCATTGAACAAGAATCTCCCTCACTACCCTTCTATCAAACATTGCCTTATTAGGCTCTTTCATTTCGATTGGGATTCCCATTGCTTTCAATAGTTTATTTACAACTTTGTCAACTTCCATTGCTCATTCTCTTTGCTGCTGATTTACCAATTAAAAAGATAGCTGCAATTTCAATTATATGACTAGATATTCCTACTGGAATCTCAATGCCATATGTACTAATGGCATCAAATACCATCATAACGACACCCGTTATAAATGATTTTGATTTCCAAATACTTTTCATAAGTCTCTCCTTATTGTGTTGGTGATAACAACGGATTCACTGTCTTGTCCGTAGTTGCATGGTCTACTTTAACACCAGATATTGTACACCCACCCACAAGTAGTACAGAAATAAATAATGTTATAAAAAAAAATAATATACTCTTCTTCATAATAGTCTCCCCTAATCTTTACTTAAAACTAGCACTACTGTCGTGCTCGAACCAGAACCCCCACTGGAACTTGGTCGTATCATCAATGGGTTTTCCCCTACTTCTTCTATGCCAGCTGCGGTTAAAGCTATAGCCGTTTGCCCTTTATCTGTTAGTGCTGCATAAGTTGTTCCGGCATCATTTGAACCTTGTGCTATAACTGTCGCTGAACCAAATGTTCCTTTTACCTGAAAACATTTCCTGTTATATTGTGCCGTTGTCACGCCAGTGCAAGTATCACTGTCCCCTATACTTGCCCATGTAACTACCACAATCCCCTTTGGATTGCTATTTGAATCTACTGTTGGTGTTATCGTTGCCATTCTTATTCTCCTATATTATTGACAATTAATTACTCTATTCATTCATCCCCTTCCACCTTGTAGACTATACCCTCTTTAGCTGCGGCTTCTACTGGTGTTTCCTTAACCTCTTTTCCTATAACAGCTTTCACTGTCTTCTTCTTTTTACCTGCGTTCCTCTTGCGTGTATGCATACCTATATGAATACCCTTCTGTGTTAGCGGAACTGATGCCATGCAATCTTTCTCAGGACAATCATACTTTGGTATTGATACTTCACAATGATTCTCTTCTTCTTCAGGAAGAACTAACCCAACCCTATCCCTGCCTTCCTTGCTACACTTCCTAGCGAGTACCCAGAACCATTCGGGAATCTCGTTGTACTTTAGGGCTGGAGTTCCTTCTCCTGTCCATACCTGACCATTCTGAGCGAATAGTATTCTGTCCCTACCATCCTTATCAGGTTCACCTTTTTCATTGACTCGGTCAGATAGTCTTATGTAATGATTCTCATTGACCAACTTTACCTCGTCTATCTTGCCTTCAACTCTCTGGTAATCATGAACCCTACTTAAAGTTAATCCTTCTACTTCTTTTACCTCTACCATACTAACCTCCTTAGGTTATAATGTTAAATGAATAAAGTTTCACAAAACTTGATTCCTACCAACCATAAGCTATAATCTCAAATGTACTTGCCGCTGGTGCTACTGAACTTGCGATTTCCTGTAAAACTATATCTGCTCCACCGCCATCTGCAGGGTCTTTACTTACATAACCTTTCAGCGTTGAATTTGTCTTATCCCATTCCCATACATAGGCAGTAGTTGTACCTGCATCAAGGGCAGAATCTACAATTATCACACTATCTATACGTTCAATCATTCCCAATGTTTCTCTTGTTGGAAACGGTATCCCTGCTGTGGGATAAGTATCTGACCCATCACCTATTGTTAGCGTACATTCGTTTTCTCGTTGACCACCTTTAATTCTTGTTTTATTTACTGTTACTGTCCAATCACCAACTGCTAGTGCTGCCATAATTAATCCTCCTATAAAACTGAAGTAATAAAGTACGATGAGCCTTTCACTCTCGCCCTATCCCAACTCCTCTTTATCATTCAGATAAATCTACTTATCCAGCAGTCATCGTGCTAATATTAGCTGCGGTTTCTGCTGATGGTTCTACAACAACAAAAGGGAATCCTTCTGATGTAGGCGTTCCACCTGCATCAACGACATCAAGTTCAAATGTTATGATATCACCTGCTTCTGCTGTGAGCAGACTTGAAGGGTCTTCATAAACACAATTACCTGCTGCAGTTGTGCCGACAGTTAAAGTTCCAATCAGAGTACCAGCCGCTATCGTACCATTAAATACTTTAATAGTAGGAGTAGTGGTCGTACCAGCTGCAACTGTACCAACTGTAAAACCAAATCTTTTTATTACACATTTGTAAGGAACTACCGCTACGGCAATCGCCTCACCTGCTGAAATGGTATCCAGTTTAGCACCAGTCACACCCCAGTCGGTTGAAACAACTACACCCTGAATTAGCGGAAGGCTTACCCATGATTCATCTCCATAAGCCATATTAAAATCTCCTTATCAAAATTAAGTACTACCAACATGAACAATCTTAGCCTGACCAGCATTAGCAGCTGTCCAGATTGCCCCCATACCAAGAACGCCATACCAAGCAACGCCCTTGTCACGACCATAATCACCAGCAATCTTAGCTCTGAGTTCAGGTTCTTGAACGGTTGCAATAGCTATTGCATCCTGTCCAAAGACAACACCTTCACCAAGAACATTAGATGTACCTACTTTACCGAGACCTAAAGTTCCGGCATTGTTACCATGATTCGTGTCAATAACTCTAATGTTTTCTATCTGACCTACTTCGCCATTTTCCTTAGCAGCTGGACCGACATACTTATGCCATTCCACCCAATCGGAATCCCTCATTAAACCACGAACTGCGAGATGCCTGAATATACCAATATACTTGTCACCCTCTAAAGGCGGTGCTAAGTAAGTATCATAGAGCAAGTCATAAATCTGCTCCATGTGATACATATTCATGTTATTAGTAGCTGCGGAGGTAAACGAAGAGCCAGTTGTGGTATCAGCAGATGTAATACCTGTTGGGGTATATTTTACCTGTGTAGTCTTGAAAGCTGCAGAAGCAACTGTGTCAAGGCTTAAGGTCATCTGCTCTCTAAGTCTCGCTTGTACGCTGTTCTCAATGTCAACAACCGATAAATCTTCAGCCAAAGATGTGAAAGGTACAGAACGACCATACTCACTAACAGTGATGCTAGTGGTTGTGATTGCATATGTATCTTCACTAATCTTTGTGCCTTCAGTTAATGCCGCACTTGTTGGCTCTGATATTGCAGCTATTCTAGTAAGAGTTACAGTTTCACCCTTCTTCTTACCGAATCCATCTACAGGTTTTGCGAAAGGCATGAACTTAGTATTAGCTACAGCCGTTTCGTAAATCTTAGATGACATAGCGTGACTCTTAAATACGCCTGAAGGGGAATCAAATCCCCATGTGTACTGAGCCATGTTAAAAATCCTCCATTACTTATTGTCTATAAGAGCTTGATGTTTCTTTGCCCTGTTCTTCTTGAGTATCTGTGTTGTTGTTAGGCGTTCAAACCCTTCCTCTTTTTTGCCTATACTTCCATATGCACTTCTGTTGCCAGCTCCTTCGGAATAATTGTTGTTATCACCAGCACCATTGTTACCAAAATTCTTAGCTATACCAAGATAGTAGGCTCTTGTGTCATCAGCCATTCTAGCCCTAGTTGCTGCGTTATCTGGTAAATGTTGATACTTTGCTAACTCACTCATTATTCTACTCTGAACATCTGCTCGGATATCACTACGCCCTAAATCACGGTGCTCACGATAGAAGTTATCCCAGAACTTAGCACCAGACTCCCTTTGGGTTTGGTCTTGGCTATATTCTTGTCTTAGTTCCTGTCGCATCTCGTTCTTTAGATGGGCAATAGCCGCATTGGCATCCTCATAGATGGCGGTCTCATAGTCGTATCCAGCAGGTTTGTCATCAGATGTAATTTGTCTAGCAATACCCTGACTAACTGAATCCCTTTGGTACTTCCTAAGCTCGCCTAGCTCTTCCGAAGTCTCTCCCAGTTTCCTGTCCATGCCCTGCCTTTCGGCATTAATGGCTTCAGCTACTGCAGCTGGGACTTCGTACTCTTGTCCTGACATTACAATTCTGACTCCTGAGTCATCAGGTAACTCTTCTTGTTCACCAGTATCAACAACGATATCTTCTATCGGCTCATCAACTGGCTCATTCTCTTCTTCCATTTTACTGTTCCTTTCGGTCTTGGCAAAATTATAAAATTAATACTTCTTCCCTCGCCAATCTTTTACGAAGGTAACCTTTCCAGCTTCATACTTAACTTCAAAGCCACCAAAGGATTTATCTTTTGCAAACTCATCCATGATTATAACAATATCTTCTCTCGGTATAATATTGTCACTATGCTTACTATAGTTTTTCTCAACCAATGTCATTCACCGTACTCCTTAACTCTGCGATAGAAGCTATTACAGCAAAGGCTTCTTGTGCAGTTAAATTATCTCTATACTTAGATACGGCTCTGTTTATTATATGGTCTTGTCGTTTCTTTATTGCTCTCTCAAACTCTCTCTTAAGAGCGTTCCTTTGTGCTTCACCTTGTGCATCAGCCATAAGATACCCCCTTGTGCTGTGCTACAGCACCGGGCAGCACCAGCCCAGAACCTTCTCTGCCCTCCAAAGCTCTTATACTTTTACAAGCGTGAGCCAGTAAGAATATAGTCTCATCTAAGGCATCAGATAAGAAAGCAACTTGTCTGCCCAAGTCTCTAGTAGGCTGCTGGGTTGCATGGTGATGTTGATACCATTGGTTAAACTCTTTAAACTTCTTGTCCATCTCTGCACTCATAAGTCTCCCCTTATAAAGTATTTATAGTAAAAATAATAACTTATAGCAAAAGTAATAATAAAAAAAACGGTCCAATAAAACCCATTATTATCTCCTTTCTCTAATGCCTACCAAGCAAGCCCTTTAATATCACCCCTAGTTCCCTCAGTTGCTTTTTTAGTAGCCCACTCATCAGCCCATTTATTAAAGTTATCCTCGTTAAATCCTATGGTTGCCCCCGGTTCATTTTTGTCGAACCAGTTTAAAGCATCGCCTACGCCTCCAAGATTTCTTATATTATGTGCAGTTGGGGTAAAATGTTCACCTTCCCACTGACCGCCAAGGCTTCCACTAATTTTATCATAAATAGACCCCGTTGAAAATGATGGATGGGTTGGCTTTTTAAACATATCATTGGCATGTCCTGATACCGGGTCAAACAATATATTCTTTTCTTCTTGCGTTGTAGCGTTATTAAGTGCCTTCCAATAGCCCTGTACATCATAAGTCCTTTTTTGGTCTTCCAAATCCCATGTGGCTTTTATACCCCTTTTTTTTAAATCAGTTTCCCATCGCACTTTCTCCTTCTTTGCCCATGCTTTAAACTCCTTCATTTCTTTTTTGGTCAAAGGTGTGTCATAACTCTCACGCCACGATTTATCTGATATTCGTTTACCATGACCATATTTACGATTTGATGACAACTTGGGCTTAGCTCTATTAACAAGAGCCTGATAAGGATTATATTCTGCCATATTTTCTTCCTTTTGAGGAACTTTGTCCTTCCTCGCAGCGTATGAATCTGGGGACAATCTTTCTATCGTATCCCTCGCATCATAACCACTCAAGACGGGAAAACCAAAATGACCTGTACCACGTTTAGCCCTCATCATATCAAACCACGCAGTATCATCCCTTACACGTTTATCCCACGATTGACCTATATTTTTAAGTGTTTTTCCTATTTTCATAACCTTTCTCCAGTGTCTACCAAGCAACTCATCATAATCCCAATAATTGTCATTTATTTAATATTCTGATGTAGTCAATACCTGATGAAGTGCACTTGCTATCTGGTCAACCATCTGCTCATTATAGGTTTCCTTTGAATAATGCAATTCATGAAACACCATATGTATAACCTCGTGAAGATAACACTGTTCCATTCTGGTAACAGGTCTTTTCAATGCCTTGTTACATTGAATTATAATACGGTTCTTATTAAACTGTGCTATCCCCTGACCGTCTTCCCTGTCTTCATAATCAGGTTCAGTTTTAACTTCAACAGTATGTCCAAACAATTTAAACCGTTTAGGTATTTTCATAACCTTTTAACCTGCTGCTGGTTGTGGGACTTGCTCCTGTGGAAACTTATTCCTTGAAATCTCAGATGCATCCTCCCCTGTCTTCTTATCTCCAAATGTATTCTGTAAGGCTTCAGGGCTTACACCGTCTTCGCCTTCCTGTAATTCTATATTAGCCGGATTAATATCAAGACCCTGTAGTATCTGGTCTAGTATCTTATTCGGACTAAACTTCTTTGCGAATGTCTCAGCAAGAATAGGGTTCTTAAAGATAGTATCAACTGCAAGCATGAGCTTCTGGAAGTTCCTACCTTTAGTTATGATACCACTTATACCTTCTACCTTGAAGTTAGTTCTTATTCCAAACTCTATATATCTTTCTTGTGCCGACATCGTTGATAATACTAGAGCTGCCCTAGCTCCGATTACACTTTCAAGAGTAGCAAAACCCTCTCTGAATTGTAATATCTCAAGCCATGACAGCCTTATTACTTTAACTAATGCCTTCTCTACTTCCCTAGCAAAGCTATCAAGTTGTTCACTTGAAGACTGTTGTTTTTCAATAACCTCAGTAGCCTTGACCTGTCGTGGAGGTAATAGACCTGCCCTGATATCATTAAAGATACTGGACATATCAAAGTCTCTCATTATCAGGTTCATTACATTCAATGCATCCTGTGGAACTTTACCTGTCTCTACAACATGCATAGTCTTCTCATTGACAGGAGTATCTTCCTTAATTAGTAAAGTAGTACCCGGAGGGATTCCTCCAGAAGCCTGATTAGGATTCTTGAGGTTATCATCTTTTAACACCTTTACATTCTGGGCTGCCGCAGTACCGCCATCCATTATCAAGTTCTGAAGTTCATTGATAAAGAGGTTTAACTTTACTGGGTCATCATATAGAGCCTTATGCCATACTGACTTAGGAACTCTAACTATAGGAGAGGTTACGATTGGTGATTTCTTGTGGAGCTTTGGATTGGGGATGGGCTTCCTAATAAGTACTCTTTCGTTTGCTATTGTGCATACAATATTTTCCTCTAGGACATTGCCCTCCATATCAAGGATAGTACCCCAAACCTCATGCAATGTTATTTCTTTTCTAAAACTCTTAGTATTAGCATCTTGATTCCTCTGCTTCTCTTCATGCCATTTCTTTTCAGAGTCTATCATACTGTTAACAAGTTTCTCAACTTCTTTCTTATCATAGATACCATCTTCTGCAAGCTGTTTGACTTCATGCAGGTCACGAACAACCTCATGTATCTCGTACAAACCACGACCTGTTGGGTCAGGGAAGTAGAACTCAGGTTTATCAACATCTATTAATAGATTAAATTGACCTTCCCTAGTCTCACTCCTAACCTTAAATATCATAAGACTTGATAACAAACCTATCTTAACAGCATCAGCTATCTTTGTTACAAAGTCTGTTTCATCGGAATCAAGGTGGAACTTTAACAATTCACGAGCCTGATGATTAGTCATAAGGTCTTGGTTCTCTAAATCTACAGCAAAGTAATCACCTAATCCCGTCAGAGCCTTCTTTATAAATGCAGTAACAGCTTCTACTCCCATACTTGTCTTCGGAGAGAACTGTTTGCTTTGCGTATTAGTCTTATGTGAGAAGTCCTGTCTGCTGTGATAAGCCTCCCAATTTCGCCTATTTAACTTATCTCTGGTAATCCTTGAGTCTTCGGATTCCTTCTTATACATCTTTATTGTCTGTATTATCTTACTATCCTTATCAGCCATTCTTACATATACTCCTCTGGGGTTGGAAGGTTATCTTCCTTTTTAATCTCTTGGTCATCCTCACTACAATATGAAGGCACTGGCATACTGTCTATAAATGCCTGTTGCCTGTCTATCTCTATCATACACCAAGCACATATACCAATGTCCTCGTGTCCTTTAAGTAATTCTCCGCCACAATGTGAACATTCTTTCATATCTAATTAAACGCATAAGCCGGAACATCCGGAAGTTTAAACCGTTCTCTGGGTCTCATCGCCATTACCTTTCTAGGTGGAGCTTCTTTCCATATCCAGTATCCTATTGCATCTGATACATGAGTACGCCTAAAGTAAGGGTCTTTCTTATTATGCGTCTTCTTTATTCCTTGTTTATTATCTGACAAGACCTCTTCAAAGTCTTGCATTAACTCTGGGCAATGATTGGTCATGGCTAGATTAGCCACACCACTTGGGTCTCTTAGTGCTATATTTACTGCATTAATCCTGTCGGGCACATTAGGATTCTTCTCTGGCAGTCTTAACCTTACTGGTACTGGATAGTTAGACATAGCCTTCATTATCAAAGAATAGCTGCTATGCCTAGTTTGGTGGTCTCTTCGCTTCCCAGTTGCATCACCAAAGACATGAATCTCTGCACCATGCGTAGGATAGTGGTCTCTAAATAAGTCCACCATCTCAAAGACATTTCCCTCTTCAAGAATCAACTCCTTAAATATATTAAACTTATTACCAATCTTCTGACCTACCAAGCTGACCATAGGTTCTACATTGAAATCCCATACCCAAGCTAGAGGTCTCCCAGTATGAAAAGGTAGAGAAACCTCAGGAATATGTATGCCCCTATCGAAAGGAGAGTAAACCCTAGCACCACCAATACCGGGTAAAAGCTCCCCGTCAATCCTGATTCTGTACTGTTGAGTTCCTTCAATATATCTTGCTTTGAGCGTTTCAATATATACCTCGTCTAAATATGGGTTATCATAGATTGAGCCCCTAAAGATTCTAACATGGGGGAGTTGGAACTCTCTTTTGATAATGTGCGGATAGAGCCAAGATATCCCACCAACTGTTCCTTCTGGCGGTAAGATAGTGCAAGTCCCAAAGATTCGTAGCTTTTTTCCAGCCCCGACTCTGATACCTCCTTCGTCATAAACTGCTTTGTCTGGTGGTTCGTCATAATGTATCCAATCCTTTTCTGCTCCGGGGAACTTCCTTCCCTTAGACTCACAACTTTTAAATCCTATAAAAGAACCATTCTTTAACTTTAATATCTTGTCTTTCTTTCGCCATTCAAGTATCTCGCTATTCGGTATAAGAGGAGCGACAGCTTGGTCTTTAGGAACAAAGCCATTGTCAAAATAAACTGGTTCAACAATGTCACGAGAAGTATTGTTATCAGGAGAAATGACCCAACCAGTGGTAGCCCTACCAGTCTCTGGGTCACCGAACCGGGCAAAGGTGCTTCCACATACCCCTCCGGCGAGTGTCTTCCCCCATCTATTCGATGTAAATGCCCAGACTTCCGTTTGTTCTCCGTAGAGTACGGCATCTATAAACTCCTTCTGCTTAGGATGAGGTGTCAGGTTCAGCAGGGGGTCTGTCGACTTCTCCTCCGCTACATTCTGTGCTACTAATATCGCCTCGTCTAATTTCTTCCTGTATTCCTGTTCGTTCACCTTCTAACATCTCCTTTGTTATACCCAGCTCAGAGAGCTTTTCATCGAGCAGTTTTTGCTTTTGGCTTAAACTAAGCTCACCAAGATTCAGTATAAGGTTATTAGTTGTATTAATAGGTTGCGTACCACCATATTGGGGCAATGTAGTTCTTAGCTTTACTAGGTCATCCACATACCTAGAGGGATATTTCTTATAGTGCTTCTTCATCCCCTCACTATTCTCTTCAGTAAATGGACTAGCCTCTAAAGCCGAGGTCAACATCTTCTCAAATGGTTCTGTATCCCCGGATTTAACCAATAGTCCTGTCCTTGCTATCTCTGTTCCTGTGTTCATCTTTTACCTTTTTTCATGTTTCTTGAACGCTGAGAACTCAACAATCCAACCGGACTCTTCTTCTATTTGTTCTTTCAAATCTTTTAATCTTCGGAATAGGTTAAGAATTTCCAAATCGCCTTGTGCAAGTTCTCTAGCTAATTGTTCATATGACTTCTTTAACTTCATATTATATTAATGACTATACTCATGTGTCGGCATATTATATCCTTCTAAAGCCACGCCTTATCTCTTCTGCTGTAGCAGGGGGGCTTCCCATAGTGCTTCTATCAACAAGTTTGCCCATAGTAAAAGCATCACCTACCGACTCTGGCGATAGGTGATTTTGACCCTTCTTGATATTTTGCATCTGTGTATCTAAATTCCTTTTTTGCCTTCTCTTTAAATCTTTTTTAGTCGGACTTACATTTTTTAATATTTGCTTATGTTTCTCGGGAGTAAGTTGCTCAGCTACTTTTCTTAAACTTCCAACATCATTAATAAGTTCAGCCACCTCTTTGTCATCCTTGGCTTCCATCATCATCCTTTCAAAATCAGCGTTCTTAAGTATATGTCGAGCCTGCTTCGCTGTCAACCTGAATCCTCCTTTCATTTCTTTAAAGGTGTCCCCTCCTTGAAATTCCTTTTCAAATGCCTCTGGGTTTTTTACTTGCTC